GCAAACTTACTACGTGCTTCACCTAACATATATTTACAGTTAGCAAGTGTATAATCTTTGATCCATTGATTTGCTTTATAATCTTTGAGTATTTCAAAGTCTGGGCGATAGTTGTAACAATATAACATTACCTCTTCATCTGCTCTCGGACGCTGCAATATTGTTAGTTTTTTTGTAGCAGTATTCCAAACAAACTCAATAAAGCTACCAAACATGCGCCCTACTAGTTCTTGTTGTTGAGCAAAAAAATCATATGTTGCAAGTCCGCCTATACCAGATCCTGCTAACAAATACGTGTTAGTGTAAGCTAAGTTAAACGGTTCGAACAGACTGCCACCATCGGCACTTGCACCTAACCTACTGCCAACATTACGTCTAAATACTTGTCGTACTTCTATTATTTCTGCAGGTAATGTATATTCATTTACGTCAGGATTTAGAGGTAAAACAACATAGCTTTCTTCTACGCTGTTTTCATTTCTTTGTCTATATTTGTTAAATGCTTTCGATAAAGCAGTTTTATAATGTATAGGATCTAGTTCAACATCAACCATTCCTCCGCCAAGGAATGTGTTAACATAATCATATATTGCTTGGTATTCTGTTGTTTGGTCAGCCATAGTTGTTCTCCAAAAGTATTTATGCTAAATATATACATGCCACGCTTGAGTTTATACAGACCAGAAAAATCAAAAGACTACGACTTCATAGATGGAATCATCTTTGAACAGTTTACTGTTGGAGGTACTGATTTTAATATTCACAAATACATCGGAACTGAAAATCCAGCACAAGGTGAAGCAACTGTCGATCAGCCTACATATAATGTTGCTAGTGAAACAAACATCCAAGATTTGCTATTTTTAGAAAACAGAGATAGGAAGTATGACCAAGATATTTACACAATCAGAGGTCATTACAACTTACAAGATACAGACTTTGATTTAAGTCAGTTTGGGCTGTTTTTACAAAACGATACACTGTTCATGACAATACATATTAACAGCAGTGTACGCACTTTAGGAAGAAAAATAATGCCGGGCGATGTTATGGAACTTCCTCATATGAAAGACGAATACGCTCCTAATGATTTAAGTGTAGCACTCAAGAGATTTTATGTTGTAGAAGAAGTAACTCGAGCAGCAGAAGGCTTTAGTCAAACTTGGTATCCTCATTTGTATAGATTAAAAGTAAAACAAATAGTAGATAGTCAAGAATACAAAGACATTTTGGATTTGCCTGCTGAAGAAGGCAGCGCAAATACTTTGCGTGATTTGTTAAGTACATACGAAAAAGAAATGCAAATAAATGATGCAGTTGTTGCTCAAGCAGAAATAGATGCACCAAAGAGCGGTTATGAAACAAGTCATTTTTATACTGTAACTGTTTTAGAAAACGGCGAAGTGGATATTATAAGTGCTGATATAGACAGTTTAACTGCTGACGGAACTTTGCCTGTTGATATTATTTTTAACACGCCAAACAAATCAGGATATATAGGATACTTGGTTGGCGACGGTATTCCACCAAACGGTGCGCCTTATGGAACTGGTGCTGGATTTCCTACTAATGCAGCACTTGGTGATTATTTTTTAAGGTTAGATTTTTTACCTAATCGCTTGTTTAGATATGATGGAGATAGATGGTTGAAAGTAGAAGATAATGTAAGAACAACAATGACTCCGAACGATACAAGAAACACTCAAAAAGGATCATTTATTAACAACACAAATACAGACACCATTAATGGCGAAGTTGTGGAAGAAAGACAATCACTTAGCAAGGCTCTTAGAATCAAGGCAGACAACTAATGCAATATTTTTATGACGGACAGTTACGCAAATACATTACTCAAATAGTAAGAGCATTCAGTAACTTTAGTTACAAAGATGGTTCAGGAGAAACAAAAGTTGTGCCTGCAATGTATGGTGATATTACCAAACAAGTTTCAAGCATTATAAGAGATAATAGCGAAAACAAAATACCTAGTGCACCCCGTATTAGTGTTTATGTAACTGGTTTAGATATAGATAGAACAAGAACTAGCGATAGTAGTTTTGTAAGCAAAATGAACATAAGAGAAAGAGCTTATGATAACGAATCGGGACAATATTTAAATCAACAAGCAAAAGGTTACACAGTAGAACGTCTACATCCTGTGCCATACACGCTGAGTGTAAATATTGATATATGGAGCACCAACACTGATCAAAAACTACAAATACTAGAACAAATACTGATGTTATATAATCCAGACTTAGAAATACAAACCAACGATAACTATATAGATTGGACAAGTTTAAGTTTGATTAGATTAGAAAATGTTAACTTTAGTAGTAGAAGTATACCTGTAGGAGCAGGCGACGAAATAGATGTTGCAACGTTAGGATTAGTTGCGCCAATCTATATTTCACCTCCGGTTAAAGTTAAAAAACTTGGTGTTATTACAAATATCATTACAAGTATTTTCAATCCAGAAGCTGGTACTATCCAGCTTGACGGATTTAATCCACCAACTGATGCAGTGATTAGTACAGCTGACGGTGTAACTGTTTTACCAGATGGTACATTAGTAAATGAAAATGCTGTTCAACTTACAAAAACTATTGTAAGCGGCAATGGTAGATTAGATCTCGAAAATCCATTAACTATAAGTTATCGAAGTTTTGATTTGATTGTGAGTAATGCAACAGCCAAAGTGGCTAAAAACAGACAACTTAGAGTTGGTGAAATAAACTGGTTAAACGTATTAGAAGCAGAACTGCCTGCAAAATATGAACCGAATATAAGTCAAATAAGATTGTATAAAGCAGAACTTCTAAATCCTATTGTTGGTACATTTGAAATAAGAGATAATGATACATTTATAATGGATATCGATTGGGATGTAGATACACTTCCTGCTGACACTCTTATACAAGGCCCTGTGTTAAATACTGGCAGCATTAATAAGATTGTAAACCCATTAACATTTAATCCAACTGGATTATTATCTGCAGGTACAAGATATCTATTTACTAATCCAGTAGGGTATGGTTTAGAAGATTCATTTACTGTAGTTGCTGCTAGTAACAGGATAGATACTGATTTAGATTTTACATTGCAAAGCAGTATACCAGGGCGCACAGGAGACAACACAGTTACCAGTTTTGAAGTTTTTGTTGACGGTGTGGAAGTTAGTGCAAGTTCAAGCAACATCAATGGTAAGTTTGTAATATTTTTAGACAGCACACCCGATGTAGATAGCGAAGTAAAATACATTATTCAGCTCAACGAAGATGGTGCAGACGCTTGGAAAAATGCAGACGGTACTGATATATTAGTTGGACAAAACGATATAATAGAATGGGACGGATCGCAATGGCACACTATTTTTGATAGTAGTGTTGAAGGAAACAACGGAACATATATTACAAATCTATCAAACAACCAACAGATTTACTGGAACGGTTATTATTGGCAGGCAAGTATCGACGGCTACTATCCAAGAGGAACATGGGAAATAATATTGTAAAATAAGTATTTTTATGAATAAAATAGTTTGTAGCGGTGCTTTATTTTACGCTTTAGATACTAAAAGATTTTTACTATTACATAGAACTCAAGGCAAGACCAAAAACTCTTGGGGTCTTGTCGGTGGTACCAATGAAGGTTGCGAAACTCCATGGGAAGGATTGAAAAGAGAAATAGAAGAAGAAGTAGGTAAAACTGATATACTTAAAACTATTCCTCTAGAAACATTTGTAAGCAGTGACGACCATTTCAACTTTCACACTTATTTGTGTGTAACAAAAAACGAGTTTTTACCAAAACTTAACAAAGAACACAACGGCTATTCGTGGGTAAGTTTTGGCAGCTGGCCTAAACCTTTACATGGAGGTTTGCAGAGTACATTACGTAACAAAGCTAATCAAAACAAGTTAGAAACTGTTATTCAACTTGTTGATATGATGATTTAGCAAACTGCTCTTGTAACCAATCAAAGTCATTGATTTTAGCAAGTGCTGCTTTGTTATTTTTATTATGTTCCCCGTATTCACGTCCTAGTATAGCGCCGGCAATAGCATATTCGCCAAACGGTTTATCTGCGCCTCTAGTACACCATGCATCTAATCTAAACTTAGTTTCTTCGTCTTTTTGCCTATCAATAACACGTGACGATAGCTTAACACACTCACGGAAACCACTACGCCATGCACTAAACGCATCTGTGTTAAATGCAGTTGTATTACTCATACGATCAATGCCTTTAAACTTGTCGCTTATGCTTGTTGTCATGTCAGGCGATTTGACATCAACGTTGCGAGTTAGTTCTGTTGGCAGTAGCTTTACGCCTCCATAACCGTAAACAAGACTGTTTACAGGATTAAAACTTCTCCACACATGTACAGTTTGTCTACCATCTAAATCATATCTAGCGATCTGATAATCAAACTCAAAATCGTCAATGATTTGTGCATCGCCATCAACTACCCAGAACATTTCTGTGTCACAAAGATTGGCTGCTGCAATATGAGCTTGGTGAATGCCTTTTACTTTATCTACACGTTTAGCATGTGGATATTTGTCTTTCAATAGCTTATAGTTACTATCAGCGTTTGCTTCGCTGTTGCTTATAAACACAATATCATATGTTTTAGGAGTACTGCCAGATTCTTCGTATTCTTTTCTTGCTGCGTAAAATCTAAAATCAACTTCTCTTTGAGATAGTGTTAGTTTTTTAGTTGTCAAAACAACACCGTCGTAGTATTTTCCGTTTTTCCACAAATGATTTATTTTCCTGTTAAACTGATCGTGATGACTTATATAAAAATCAAAATCAAAATCCTCATTAACATCAATATCATCATTGATCATCCAAAACATTTCTGTAGATGAATCTTCTCTAGCTTGTATATAATCGTCATAGGTGTTAACAACATAACACGGATACTGCAATGGTTTACTAGCTACTATATCCCATTCTTTTTTCTTAATATAAAATCTGTGCTCGACTTCTTTTTCTGTTACTACAACATTCTTGCTGTGTAGCACTATGCCGTCATAAGTTTTATCATTTAAGAAAACATGCGTTAGATTCCTGTCATATTGATTATGATGACTAAAATACATATCAAAGTCAAAGTCTTTGTTTTTTACTATGTCGCTTGGCACACTCCAAAACATTTCACTAGTTGCGTTATAAAGTGCATCAATATAATCTTCGTAACAATCGATAGTAAAAATATCATATGGCTTTGGATAGGTGGCAATATATTCATGTTCTTTTTTATTCAAGTAGAATCTATGAGCAACTTCTTTTTCTGTAGCAATATCAGCAAACACACTAAACAGCACAATACCGTCATAGTGTTCTCCGTTTAAAAAAAGATGATTTGTTGTTCTATCAATACTAGGCTTGTCATCAAAGTATGCTTGCCAAAGAAAATCATCTCTAACATCTACATCGCTAGGAACACCCCAAAACATCCCTGTAGTAGAATGTTTACGTGCATCTAAATAATCGTTATATGAGTCTATGGTGAAAACATCAAAAGGTTTTGGATAACTTGCAACTTGTTTGTGTTCAATACGGTTAACTAAAAATCTATGATTGATTTCTTTTTCTGTAACAGGAGCAGATTTACTAAATAGTACAATACCATCATAGTGTGTACCATTTAACCATACATGATTCTTTTCTTTGTCGCTGTGTTGTTGCAATCCGATAGTGTAGCTGAAATCAAAATCTTCAGCAATATCAACATCTTGAGGAACTCCCCAAAACATATCAGTTGTGCTTTTTTCTAATGCTTCTAAATATTGTTCGTAAGAGTTTATTTCAAATCTGTCATACGGTCTTGGAACACTTGCCATGATACGAACTTCTTTTTTATTTGCATAAAATCTATAATCGTGTTCTCGTTGGTTTGCATTATAGTGTTTAGGAAATAACGCAATACCATCTAGTCTATCTATATCACCATTTCCAAAAACATGGACGTAATCAAAACTCCATTCATCTGGCACATAGCTAAACTTAAAGGTATTTCTTACAATAGTATCGTCATGTACAACCCACAGCATATCCGTGTAACTCTGCTGCTGTGCTTGTTCTATTGTTTGCACAACTTGTATATTATCAAATCTTTCTTTTAACAAGTTAAAACTTTGTAAGTTTGTGCCTATATAAAAAATATCAAACCTATCTTTTCCTTTGTAGACATCATATTCGCCAACAATGTTTGTGTGTCGTATAGTTTTGTATGTTCCAGGTTTGGTAGGAATAAGTTGCACACGTGACCAATCTTTAGGTCTTCTGCTTTTCTTGTACACATACGGAAAAGCATGAATAGCAAGTTCTTCGTCAACATTAGGTTTGAAGTACCAAGGAAAGCTATCAAACACTTTTATGTCAGGATCAAATAACCAAACATAATCTGAATATCCTTCCCATTCGGATATTTCTTCTTCACAGTTAACAACTGGATATCTATCAAAAATATGATTTTTTAAATAATCCTGTCCGTTGTAAGTTGGTTCTGCAAAACGTTCAAATATGTCTATTGCTTTCATAGTAGATTGGCCTTTATTCCAAAATGTGCAAGTTTGATATCTGCATCTACGTAGACATCTATGCTGTGATGCATTGCCTGATTACAAAAATAGATATCTTCTCCGCCATATGAATCAGTATCTCTGTTGTATTCGTGGCTAAACCAAGGCTTAGGTAGTTCTTGGTATACTTCTGCTCGTACAAGCATACAACCCATGCCAACTGCCCAAACACGATGCAGACCTGACTTTTCTTCTAGTCTTTTGTCAATATTTTCAGGATCTAAAAACGCTACACTATAATGTGGAGCATATCTTGTACTGTAGTTAGCAGCAACTATGTCTTTATCATGTTGATTTAACTTTTCAAATACATTTGGAGGGAAATGTATATCTGTATCTAACCATAACAAATGTGTTGCACCGTGTTCTAGTGCTTCATTTGCCAATGCTGTTCTTGATTCTGCTATAACACTTCCGCAAATAGTGTGCAACTGAAAATCAATTGATTTTTCTGTTAATCTATTTGTTAAATGACTAAGAGCTATTGCAAAAGTCGTATGAACAGTATCACGTGCAGGGATACAGATGCCTAAACGCATTATACTAGTGTATCTGGAATAGTTTCTTGATTAAGTTCTTTTTCTGCACTAACAGTGTTTTGATTCCAAGTTCTTGCACTACCAGTTGCTACTTTTACTGCTGCTTTAAAATCTTCTTCACCTAGTGCTGCCATAGCAAGCATGTTTTCTGGTTGTACTTTACCAATAGTTAGCAAATCTGCGCCTGCTGCTCTGCCTAGCTTCTGGATCCAATGATGGCGATCATCATTTTCTGGAATGTCCATTGCTTCAACTTCTTCTTTTACAGCAATCTCGAGTTGTGCATCCAAGTCAAGTGTTGCTACTACTGCAAGTTTACGTTCTTTAGTGTATTCTTGTGCTAAGTCTACGTTTAAGACTTCGTATAATGTTTTCATTACGTGCTCCTGTTATGTTGCTGGGAAATAGAAACCGCCAAAACTAGCACTCATAGAGATTGTACTACCTGCACTGATACTAATATATGTGCCTAGTACACTAATAGTGTAGCTACTTGCAAAACCGCCACTGACAAAATAGTTGCGAATATCACTCATTGATATTGTAGATCCTGTGGGTGGTAATGCCATTTATAGTTCCTATTTTTGTTATACTAACACATTATTTAATACATGTCAAGAAAGATAGCCGGAAAACCGGCTACCTTATTATTTATCCAGTAGTTTTTGAACCATTGCACGGAGTTCGTCGATTTGACTTTGTTGCTCTTTGATTGCTTCGATTAACACAGGAGCAATACGTTCATACTTAACAGTTAAGTAATCTTCACCGCTTTTACTGTTGCCTTCGTCGTCTAAATCAAACGGTGCTGGAGCAACTGCTTCTGGTAGTACTGCTTGTACTTCTTGTGCAAGTAAACCAACTTCACGTTTTTCAGTATCGACATCAAGACCCCATTTATGTCCTTCGGCTGTCCAGTTATATAAAACACCATTCAATGCTTTGACTTTATCAAGTGCATTTGGAATGTTTTCTACATTGGTTTTAAGTCTAGCATCTGACGAGTATGCTGTAACTTCTCCCGGGAATAGTGTATTACCACTACCGTTTAGGATAGTTGCAGTTCTAGTTAGTGAACTAAACACACCTACATACTGTCTATGATAGTGTGGTTCTGAGCCATCGTCGCCGGTTGCTATTTCTAGATAACCTGCGTTTGATCCTGTAGCAGCACCACCAAATCTCCATTGGTCGTTGTCGCCCATTGTACCTTGTATACCACGGAATGCTGTACCACTGTTTGTGAATATCTGTGTTGCAGTTGACTGATGCGCACCATTTGTTCTTAAGAAACCTGTACTATCAATACCGTCTAGTGTATTAGCATTGTCAGCACTGATACCAGTTAGACCCGAACCGTTACCTGTAAACACGTTAGCTGTAACGTTACCAGTTATACTGATACTACCTGTACCACTTAATGTGCCACTAAAGCTATCATTAGTGTCACTGCGTAAGAACGATCCACTGTTTAAACCGTCTAGTGTATCTGCATCGAGTCCGCTACCAGAACCATCATTACCACTATGCCATACAGTCCATGTTGTACCATCAGTGTATGTTAGGCCACTAGTGCCATTACCGATATCAAGTCTACTTCCAAACTGGTCACTAGCAATACGCATCGTGCCACCGTTTACCATTTGGATGTAACCACGGCGTGTACCACCTTGATAGAATCCTAAATATGGCGAACCCGAAGCACTTGTATCAGCAAAACGCATTTGTTCACCACTACGGCTTGTTGTAATCAATCCTGTAGCAGTGTCGTTAGCATCGCTGCGTAAGAAACTTGTGCTATCAATGCTATCAAGTGTAGCAGCATTAACATTCGATAATCCACTACCGTTACCAGTAAATGTGCTTGTACCAATGTTGATGTTGCCAAATCCACTGGTAATCTCACCAGCGGCAAGCGCACCAGTACCAGTTAAGTTACTGTATGTACCTGTGATACGTGCATTTGGAACGGTGCCACTTCCTAAGTTTGTAGCATTAAGACTAGTAATATTAGCACCATTTCCGTGGAAGTTAGAAGCATACAATGCACCTGCAACACCCATACCACCGCCTACACGCACTGCACCGGTCGTAGTGCTTGTAGCAGAACTGGTATTACTGAATGTTTTTATACCAGCCATTGTTTGGTTGCCGCCGAGTCTACTGCCACTCACTGTGCCAGATGCGATGTTGCTACCATTTAGACTGCCTAGTCCGCTACCATTACCTGTAAATGTACTTGTTCCAATATTAATATTACCAAATCCACTTGTAATGCTACCGCTGTTCAGTGCGCCGGTACCTGTGATACTTGCCTGGTGCTGTGTAATACTTGATGCTGCAATACGTGCATCAGGCACTGTGCCACTACTCAAGTTACTTGCATTAAGTGTTGTAATACCACTACCAACACCTGAGAAGATGCTAGTACCGATGTTGATATTTCCAAATCCTGTACTAATAGCACCAGCATTTAGTGTGCCTGTTCCGGTAATATCCAACTGGTGTTGTGTTACACTGCTTGATGTAATACGTGCATCAGGCACACTACCGCTTGTTAACAGTGCTGCATCAATATCACCTATTAGGTTATCTGCTCGTATATCTTTAGCAACATATAAACCACCTGACATTTTTACTGCTGCACTACCTGTTGCAAATGTTGCACCTGTAGCATTTGTAGCATCTGTGAATGTTACAAAGTTGTTTGCAGCAAGTGTTGTAAATGCACCACTTGCTGGTGTTACATTGCCGATTGGCGTATTGTTGATTTGGCTAACAAACAAATCACCGTCAATGTACATATCTGCATTTGTTCTTAGATCCAGTCTTACAACCATCTCACCTAATGCACCTGCAAGATCAGCAGCAGCTTTGGTTTCACCTATGACAATCTCAGTAGCTGCTTGTGCCATTTGTAATGTGGTAGCATTGTCTTTCAACAAGTTGAAAGTACCAGTTTCGTCTGTATCAAGTGTATTACCATTTACAAACAAGTTGCCATTTAGCGTAGTTGTAGCATTTGCAATAGTAAATGTACCAGTAGCAGCACCCATGTTAATAGTAGTAGCTGCACCAAATGCATTAACAGTTGTTGCACCAGTGTTTGCAAGTGTAAATGTACCACCGCTTACAGTCAAGTCACTTAGTCCGCCAATGCTCAAGTTACCTTCTACATCTAGATTGTTTTTGATTGTTGTTGTACCTGTTGCTGCACCAATACTTACTGCTGTACCTGCACCGAATGCATTAACAGTAGTGGCATTTGTGTTAAACACATTAAATGTTGTACTTCCTGTTGTAACACTTGTAGTAAACGCAGGGCTTGTTCCAAATACTAGGGCGCCTGATCCAGTTTCATCACTTATCACTCCTGCAAGTTGTGCACTTGTTGTTGAAGCAAACTGGCTTAACGGATTACCAGTAACGGCCAGTGTACCACTTGTTGGAAGTGTTATGCTTGTGTTTCCTGTTACTGTTAATGTAGTATTGAAAGCGCCGCTAGTTGTTAGATTACCACCAAGTGTAATAGTTTTAGAACCATTGTTTACACCTGTGCCACCGTATGTTGGTGATATGACTGTACCTTGCCATATACCAGTGCCAATAGTGCCTACAGTTTGTAGACTACTGTTAACAACAGCACTGCCTAGTGTAGTACTGTTTAAAACACTTGCATCATTGATGTAGAACGCTTTACCACTTGCTAAGTTAAAGTCTTCACTGCTATCCCAACTAGTGTTTGTACTGTCATATGTTAGTGTAGCGTTAGCACCGTCAACTGTGATACCTGCACCATTTGCTGCGGCTGCATTTGCTGCACCACTTGCTACTACAATGTTTAAATCATCAACTGTTAAAGTTGTACTATTGATTGTTGTAGTATTACCGTTTACAGTTAAATCGCCTGTTACAACTAAGTCGTGTCCAATAGTTGTTGTGCCGCCGCCATCGCCGCCAGTACCCATATTAATAGTCGTTGCTGCACCACCAATGTTAAGTGTTGTAGCATTTGTATTGATTAAGTTAAATGTAGTTTGGTTAGTTGTAATATCACCGCCGTCTACATTTATATCTAGGTCAACATCTAAGTTGTTGTGTACTGTTGTTGTACCTGTAGCTGCACCTATCTCTACAGTTGTAGCTGCGCCGCCCATGTTGATAGTTGTTGCTGTATCATCTAATAGAGCTACTGTAGTTTCACTCGTGCTAAGTATTGCATCAACTTCAACTTCACCAGTAAATGTTGCCTTACCGCTTGTATCAACACGTAAGCGTTCTGTTGCAGTGTGTTGAATGTCACTGGTTGTGCTTACTTCGCCTGTGCTAATAACAACATCACCGCCTGTAGCATTACCAGTACCTAAACCACCTTGGATTGTTACTTCGCCACCACCGATATCTGTACCAATACCGTCAGTGCCTTTTATAGTAACATCAGCTGGTGTAGTGCTTGAATCAGCATTACCAAATACAACTTTTTGATTTCTAATAATAATACTGTTATCAATACTAATAGTACCTGCAACAGGATCTAGTGGATCAGCAGTTACACTAGCATCTGTTTGTATTGTAAACGATGTTGCATTTGCTGTTGCACCAGTTACTGGCCAACTACCATCTAAGTTTGCTACTGTGCTACTGGTTATATTAATATAATCACCTACTTTAACACCTATAGTAAATGGTGTATATGTAAATGTTAATGTTGTACCAGTTAGGATAGTACCGGTTGTTTCATTACTCAAATATACAAAGTCATCTGTAACACCACTAACTGTTGTGTTAGATGGAATACTTCCGCTTCCGGTTACAAGCATACCTGATAAAATACCTGTTGTATCTGCCATTGGAACTTCTGTATCACCGTTGCCGACTGCATCGTTTGTGTTAACAGTAAAGTTTCCTAAGTTTACAACTACGCTTTGTGAACTTGTAGCTTCGTAGCTATCAACAAAGTTCAATACACTTCTGGTGCTTGTACTCTTACCAATGCTTACATTTTCAGCATCGCCGCCTATATCTAAGCTAGTAACATTTTCGTTGTAAACTTGGCCGTTTCCTGTGCTAGAAGAGGTTAGTTTTGCTGAGCCAACATCAAGACCTTCTGATAGGTCAAGTGCTGTACCCCATTCTGGAGTACTACCATTGGATTTTAGGAATGCATTGTTTCTACCAATGTTAAGTGTGTTTAGTGTACCAGTACTTTGTGCATATAGCAAATCGCCTACGGCGTAAGTAGTAATGTTTGTACCGCCTCGTGTAACCGGTACAGCACTTGTTAAGTTGGATGGATTTAGGAAATAAGCACTGTCTAGGCTATCTAATGTACCTGCATCAACAACACCGTCTTTGATAAACACTTCGCCACTGCCGTCTGAGTTAACATCAAACTGTGTTTGTAGGAATCTACTTGTACCGAGTGTTGAGAAAGGGTTGCCTGCATCAAGGTCTACATTAGCAATACCAATGTTAACTGGATCACCGTAAAACTCTCCGCCCAGACTTGAACCTGTTAGTGTTATAGGGTTGTCTGTTGTATTTGCTTTTTTCAAGCTCTGTACAACAGTTTTATAACTACTATCACCAAACAATGCACTGTCACTGTTTGCTACACCAGTTGCAGCAAGTCTGCTTGGAGAAATCGTGCCTGAAATAATATTTTCAGCATCAATGTTTGTAACAGCAAGTGTATTCCAGTTATCTTTCAGTCTACTCGATGTGTTAATAACTGCGTTAACTTGAACATTGTTTGGAATAACTTCTACGCTGCCAACGCCAATTCCGTCTATATTGATTGCGTTGGTAACAAGACCATTGATACTGCTTAATGCATCACTTCGCAAACTGTGTAGGGTGAAACTGTTTGTAGTAACACTACCAACAAAGAATCTACTACCAGTAACAATAGCATCCCCGCCGACTGTTGGAAGAGTGTTAGCAGAACTACCGTCACTTAAAGATTCTAATCTAATAGCATCCGCAGTTGTATAACCGTGGTTTTCTACAACTATACTATTGTCGATTGTGTTGACAGTATTTCTTGTTATATTATGGTTATTGTTTGCAGGTGTGCTTGTAAACTCGACAATGTTTAACAAACTAAAATCTTCATAAAGTTCTATAGTACCAGCATCAATACGTTTTACATAGTATACACTATTGTTTAACAACCCGCCAATAGGAGTATTACTTAATGTATCATATGTTACCGGATCACCGTTGTTAAGCTGGTGATTAGGAATAGTTATTCTGTAAGTTGTATAATCAACAGCACCTCCACCTGCTATAGTACCAGCAAGGAAGTTATGAGTGATAATATCGTCTAAGTTAATAAATCTTGCTAGTTGTACAGCCGAGTTATCTTCAACAAAGTCGATACTAGAACTACTTGCAACAAATAGTTCGCCGCCAAGTATGTTAACGTATGCACGTTTTTCTATACTTGTTACTTCTATTTCGAAACCGCTTCCTGTGCCGCCGACACTGCTTGCGTTTACACTAAGCAAATCACCTACTGCGTAACCTGTACCGCCTGCTGTAACATCAACATCGGTAATCTGTCCAGCAGTAACCGTAATGTCTGCTTTTGCACCAGTTCCTGATCCTGTTGTTGATGTAAAAGAAACGTTTTCGTATGTAAGGCTACCACTTACAGGTGTATAAAGGCTACCGCCTGTTACGTTACCATTGTCTACTCCAGTCAAAACACCGTAGCGTGTTTCAGTTACAGCACCTTGAGCATTACCATCAGCACTGGTTACAATAGTTCTTGCTGTACCAGTTACACTTGCTGTTGCTTTTGTTGGATCAGAATCGTCGCTGTTAGCATATGTAAATGTTGTTGACGAAGGTGTGCTTAATACAAGTGTATTTTCATTATAGGTACTATCTTCGCTGATTAAGACTTGTACATTATTACCAACTTGTAAGTTGTGTGCTCCGCTTGTTGTAGCTGTAGCAATATTACTGTTACGTTCGATATCAGTAATAGTTGCATTTGTAAAGGTGTATGTTTCGTTAGGATCTAATACCAAAAACTGACTTGAGTTACTGCTTCTTAAGAAGAAGTTGTCAATAATTTCAGAACTTACACCTTTAGAGTCAATGCTTACGCCTGAATCAACTCCGTTAATGTAAATATTACCTGCACTTATTTCCCATGGATCTCCAGTACTGTCATCTGTGTCATCCCATGCACCGCCTATAGTAGCAACAAGTACGTTACTACTGTTTGCATAATCGTTTTTAGCATAACCGATAGCACCTACAACGCCTGGCTGAGTAATAGTGTCGCCATCGCTTGCATTAATATTACCACTCAAGTTAAGTTCAACTTGCTCGTAGTTTTCAGTAGCAATATCACCTGCTTTCAAGTCAGTTGCTGGAATGTCATCAACTTGCTCAAGTCTTGATAGATAACCTTGAGTATTTGTGTTAGTAAACTGACGTGTTGCCGGAATAAGGTCTGGGTTTAGCTGACCGTTAGTGTTTAGCTGAACAATAGCACCTGGAACAGCAGCAGTTGAAACTGATTTGTCAACAAAGCCACCAAGTCTGTTAGCAATAAAACTACGTACAGCTAGCTGAGTTGAAAGTCTGTTGTTACTCGGACCGCCTATCTCGTCATCACCTAAGTTAACGTCTGTTGATATTTCTTCAATAGCAACATCAGAAAGACTTAGACGTAGTGCGTCAAGTTCGTCCACCTGAACTTTGTTTCTAAATGTAATGTTACCTGTTCTGTTGAACGCTGTAATAAAGTCACCAACTTTAAAGTCACCAAGTTCGTTTGTACCTGATGAATAAACACGACCTGGTAGTTCTTCAAACTGTTCGTATTCGCTTCTTGTATTGCCGCCGTTTTGTGGTAGCGCATTATAATCGACGCCCGAACCTGCATATTCCCAAGTGTGTGCAGAACTGTTAACAACACTGGGTCTATGGAACCAACATTGTTTTTCAAGTAGATTAACTAGATTAGTTAAACTACTACTACCATCAGTTGCAGTAATAGTGAATGTTGCTGTACCTAAACCTAGTTTAGATGCTGCTTCGTTTACACCGATACCTGTATTTGCTGGTGAAGCATGATCACTAGTGATTGTGCTTGTTTCATCAAACTGTATTCTAAGTTGGCTAGAACCTACGAGCACTTCCTCTATGCTTACAACAAGTCTACGCTCTCTCGGTTCCCAACTGTAAACATAAGCACTGTTATTGTTTCCTGCTGTTGTGCCTGATATAACTCTACCAGGAATAAACTCGTAACTTTCAGCACCAGACTCTAGTATCAGTGTTTGATATGTTTGGTGACTTGAAAGTATTTCTTCAACAAAAAACTCAATAACACCAGATAGGAACTTTTGTGTACCAGAACCTACACTTTTGATATTAACATTAAAGTCGCCCGAGTCGTCAAACGTTAATGTAAATTCGTCGTCGTTGATAATTTTAATATAATAAGTTTGTTCTTGATCTAAGCCGCCGATTGGAGTGCCACCGTCAGCATCGTAGATAACTTTTTGTCCGTTGCTAAATCCATGTCCTACAATAGTAATAATATTTGAAACAGGATCTACATCAGTAGCAGCATCAAATGTAGTTTCTGTGGCATTTGTTTTATAATCGTTTGTAATGTCGCCTTCTGAACTTACTTCAGTTGGATCTGGTAAGTCATTTGGATCATTGATGATTGTAGTAACAATATCAAATCTACTGTTCACAAAATCCTGTACATCTAAACTTAAATTTGTTATGTATGCGTTTGTAAGTGTTGCTGCTTGATCGATAGCAGCTATTGTTTGTAGTTCTTGACCACTAATACTGATTTGAGAACTATCTTGGAGGTTTTTAGAATAATATGCAAGACCTGCACTACGTGAATATCTGTTACCTGTATCCCAAGTATCTTGAGCAACAGCATCAACAATAAGCTCTGTGTCTCTTCTACATTTTACAGCATCATATGTAAATCCGTACCAAATGTTTGCTTGTATTTGCTCATTGATGTATTTTGTAACGTTTTGAGCAATGTTGATTTGACCTTCTGTATCTAACTGATTGTATGCGGTTAGAATACTTGCACTTGGCCATGTAACATCAGGTTCTATTTTAGTTGGCAGGGTGCCGCCGACGCTGTTTAAATAATCAACGATTTCTTGTAGTCTATCTTCTGCTGCTGTGGCTGCATCTGTACTACCTGCGGCAGCAGTTTTATCTTGTGTTTGAGCATTACCGGCACTAACAGTAACAGTATCTTCTCTGATAACTTCGCCAATAACTGTTTGCAATCTAGTATATGCTGCAACTGTTTCTTCTAGTTGTCCACTACCGTATTGAGCAACTCCATCTACAAAGTATGCCAAAGCAGCATTATAAGTTTGTAAGTTGCCGCCATACGTTAAATCATATATTAATGCATCAATGATTAATCCTGTGTCTCTTTCACATGCTGCTGCATTATATGTGAACGATCCGGCAAACGGAGAAGTTTCATCTGCAATCTGCACATCAATCCATGCTGTT